GATAATAATATAATAAAAGTGTTTAATATGGCAGAAGAAAAAGAAATAGAAGTAGAGGTGAATTGGTAATGGTATTAACTACTGGTGAAGTATTTTTATGGTTTGTATTTTTTATTGTTATTAGTATATTGTTTTTCGCCGCATTTGGCGGAGCATCTGTAAATGAAGATTCAGTTGAAGAATATATTAATAATTTAATAAAAGACGATGTTCCTAAAAAGAATTAAGATGGCGTTAAAACGTAAATGTAGAGAATGCTCTAGGAATGTTATTCCTAAGAGGATTAAAGGCCACTACATCGGGTCTAATAACATAATCAAAATTTGGGAATGTTCCAAATGTGGTTATTTGTGGAAATGAGGGGGCGGGGCTTCGGCCCTGCTCCCTTTTTTTTATTTTATTTTATATTGGGGTAGATAATTATTCCCCAATTTATATTCCTTTATAAGTGATTCGATTTAAACCGACTAGATTTTTCACATTACTTATTCCAAGTTCTATATTGTTCCAAGGTGGAAGATATTTCACGCAATAATTACTATAAAATCATCTTGTGCGGCTACGGGTGTTGCACCACCACTATCCGAAACAGTGCAAACCACTCTATATGTTGCATTTCCAGCAGGGGGCGGGGGTGGTCCCGGCCCTCCGCCGGGGAATGAACCATCAATTCTTCCAGTATCATATTGCGCCGCATTAGTAGTTCCTTGAGTATTTATTGCAAAGGCCCCTGGTGGGGGGTTAGGGTCCGCCTGTTCGGAAAGAACCCACGCATAAGTATAGGGCGCAGTTCCACCACTAGGGGTTGCAGTATAATCAATAGCACCTACCGCAGAAGTGGCACTAGTTCCTGGCCCACCAGTTGCAATTGTTACATTAGTTGGAGAATTATTAGAAGCAATTGATACGGCTAAAGGTGAAGAAGAACCTTGTTGAACAACCCCAAATTGCCAATGAAAGCCCATATAATATCACCCAATGATTTGCCAATTATCTGCGCCAGTGCATAAGAAAGTTAATGCTTGGTCGTCAGTAATATCTTGTGCGGCATAAGAACCCGCACCATTAAAACGAGTATTGCTGGTATCTGCTGAAACTATTTTACCAGTTAATGTTCCACCTGAAGTATTAATGCAGGTAAATTGCACACCAACATCAGCGGCGGCAACATCGGGTAAAGTAACTATTGATGAACCATTAGTCATTAAAATTACAATTCCTGAACAGGCAATATCTGGAGAATAAGTAGCACCGGCAACACTAGCCACCGTTGCCCTTGTATGCCAACCAGCATGAACTGTGGCATTTGTTTCTACATTGGGTTTCGCAAGTCTAGCCATAGTGCTTGAACTTCCCGCATCAAAAATTCCAAATTTAAGTGCGCCTTCTTCCGAACCATTATCCACTTCGGTAGTTCTTGCGGCAATAAAAGCATAATCAGTAGAATTACCAGCCCCATCATCTCCTCTAAAATTAATTACGCCTAATTCATCATCATCGGCTGGACTTCCAGAATTTCTAAATAAAATTAAATCGGGAGCATTTGCTGAACCCCCATCTGTTGATTCTATTATTAAACCTTCAGCGGCCCCAGTATATATGATATGCAAAGGAGCAGAAGGGGTAGAACTGGAAGTTCCTATACCAACTAAACCATCAAAAGTAGAAAAATCACCAACACCACTAATTGTTAAAGCAGTTGCAAGAGCATTAAGGCTACTACCAGAACCACTAGCCTTAGCAGTTTGAAATATTATATTTCCACCATTACCCGAACCTTTACCTTGACCCCCTTTGAAGGTTAAACTTCCACCAGCGATATTATTAGTAGTTCCAGCAGTAGTTGGTCCAGAAGAAATTGATAGAGGTTTACCTGCTGTATCATGAGCAGTAGCAGTAATTCCTAATGTTGCATTTTGAGCATTACCATAAGTAATATCTCCACCTGTAACTGTTAAATCAGTTCCAACAGTTGCAGTTGTAGTAGTAGTTAAAGCCCCCGTTACTGCTAATGTGCTACCATCAAAAAGTAAGTTGGCTTCTCCTTGAATAGCATTAGCGGCAGTAACAGTTGTAATAGTATTATTTGTAGTTCCTGTTAATACTGCGGGTGTTCCTAAAACAGATGCAATACTTGAAGCAGTTACAGTTTTAATTACATTTGAAGCATCTACATCTTGAATTAATATTTTATCTGCACCTACAACAGTAGCAGTTCCTATATTTGAAATAAATAATCCAGCAGATGTTCCAGTAAAACTACTTACTTCTGTATATTCCTCACTATTATCATATCCTATTGAAAGAGAATTAGATTGTTTTGTAGTAGTATAAAATTGTGTAGCCAAATCTCCAGAACTATCTGTTGATTGAACTTTAATTAATGAAATGGGAACTGTTTGAACTGGAATTTCTGGAACTACACCATCCGTTGTTCCTAATGTTTTACCAATTGTTCCCCCACTATTGACTGTAATCCAATGATAAAAAGCACCACTTGAAGGTTTGGTTAAAGTCAATGTGCTACTATCTGCTACGGCCACCTTTTTACCTTCAAAAAGAATTACCCCCCCTTGAACAGTAACAGAGGGAACACCGCTACTGTAAGTATATACATGGGAAAAACCAAAATTTCCTTGGTCGTCTGTTCCCCCAAAATCTAATGCGACATTACCTTGAGTCATATTATGCAATGCTTTGAATAATCCTGTATGCGGAGAATCAACCTTATCCGTTAATTGGGTAGTGCCTACTGTTCCCAATGAAGTTAATTCTCCCGAACCTACTACAACCATATCATTCAACCTCTATCGTGTATATTACTTCGACCGTATCACTGGTTGAAAAGTTTCCTATTGCATTAAAATTAACTCTAGAGAACATAACATCGGAATCCACAGTATGATTATCCGATAGGTGAACCATTTCATCGAATTGGTCGTCTTTAGCCATATCCGAAAATAATCCCATCTCTCTAACAGTATATCCCTGCAAAGAACTTCCTGTAAATGAAGCCTTTAATTCTATTACTTTATTATCCGAACTACTAGATGTAACTGATTGACCTGCACTTGCCGCAGTTAAAGGAACATCTAATGTTAAAGCCGTGGGATTAGTGCTACCACCACCAGTTCCTAAACTCATTTTACCACTGCTACCACCTACTGTTTCCCTTAAAAATAGGGCTATTTTTTTCTTTATTTCATCTGTTATCATAAAAAGTCCTCATCAATCAAGGTTTCTGTTACTGTTTCCAATGGACCCATCGTTGCTCCGAATCCTAATAATCTATCCGAATCTGTTTGAAAGCCCAATGTGAATGCGTCTGTGTCTACTAATCCCACACGGTTTATCAACAATCTTAATTCTTTAATTTTGAAACTATCAAAGAAATCTAAAGTCACTGCTCGCTCTTTGAATTTATCTCCCCGAATAGAAGCAGTGTTAGACCTATTCCCCATCATTAATTCTGCAAATCTATCCGCCAAATCCTTTCGGTATGTGCCTATTTCCAATTCAATAAGTCCGGCCAATTGGCGACGAATTTCATACACCTTATATTGCCCCTTCGGAATACCTTCGGTTGGGAAATCGAGAGTTATAATATCTCCTGCCTTTACAAATTCTATGCCTGTTTTAGACATTTTAACGGTGAACCTATCATCCCCTTCGGAATGTGCCTTAAGCAGTGATAACGCTCTAGAATCCACATCATCTTGTGAAATAAGTTCCATATTCGTGTCTTCTAGGGTTTTCTTCCCGAACTCGTCTATACTCTTACGGTTTCTCTTAATGGATTTTATACCATTACCATAAACAATAACTTCATTGTATAAATCAAATGTTGTGGTGTTTCTAGTAACTGTAATGATTTTCAAGTTTGTATCTTCATAACTTAATTCAATTGGTCTTAAATCTAATTCTCTAGATTGTTTAGATAAAGCAATGCCTGTTTCATCTATTCTTATTTCTTTATTTTTATATCTAGCCGCAAAATTACTAGCACTGAATATATCTATACCTTGATAATTTGGAGAAATATAATATGGGTATTCCCTATCATCGTTAATATTATATTCAATGTCTTCCGAAGATAATAAATCATTAATTACATCTTCAACTTCATTACCAATAATTACTGTTGAACCAATTCTCGCAGAAACAGCATTACTAATTTTAGCAGGAACAGCAGATTTTAAAGTAAATACTTCTCCAAATGAAACAATTCCTAACATATCATTTTCAAATTTAGTTCCAAGAGATAATTTACATAATGCTCTACTATCCCAATAATCTGCTTCAACCGACATAGACATTTTCTGTTTTGAAATCCCATCTGTTAATAACATAGTATATGCTGAACCACTTTTGAAAGTATTTCTATTTCCAGTAGGGTTGAATAAATGGATATAATCTCGCAATACTGTGAATTTATTATTCCATAGTTTAGCACCTGCGACCCCCGATAATGTAGTGCAGACAAATTTACTAGCGAGAGTTAAAACAGTATTACTAGTTATTTCTTTAACATAACAATTTTGATTAGATAGTTTAATCATGTCTCCAACTTGTAATTCAGTAGTAAATAATGTTGAAACCCCTACAACCGCATATGTTCCCTTAGTAATTGAAACTGTTCCAGTAAGGGTTTTATGTTGAGCATGGCGGGAATCCATATCAATTGCTACATACATAGACATAACCGCTTCATTTTCCCCTAACCCATCTCCAGTAGAATAAGAAGAACGCCCTGTAAATTCACCTTTTGAATTTACTCTAGATAAAGCCGGTATGAAATTATACATTTCCTTTTGTTGTGGTTTTTTACTAGTGCTTGAAGAAATAGTATTTAATTTAATAATATTAGGGCTATCTTTCCAAAAACAATGTTCAGCAGGGCGCATTATTCTATAAGTATCAGTAAATGCTACACTATTATTACTATCATAAGGTATATTATCTACTAATAATTCATGAGCCACTACTTTACCAGTAACATTTCTACGATGTTCATGAACATATATTATATGTTTAGGGTCTATCATTGCATCATTAAGTGAATAACTAGATAATCCTTTATCATTTTGAAGAACTTTAGCCCCTTCATTAGTATCATGTAAAGAACTGCCTGTATTAAAGGGGGCAAAATCTACTGATTTAGTATTATTACCA